TGCCGTTATGTACAAAAGACCTGCGCTTGCAGTAACAGCATTGCTTCCTTGGATATGTGTTTGTGTAGCTGGACTGCTGGTGCCGGTGCCGATGCCGACGTTGCCGTTTGAGGTAATGCGCATACGCTCGACATCATTACCGCTTGAATCTCCTGTACTTAAAGTTAAGTGTCCGCCTGAGCCAACACCTTGCGTAAGCATTTTAATCTGCCCAACAACTCCTGCGCCTGCGCCAGAGCCGTCTGCTTTATAAAATTGCAAAGCACCGATTACATCACCATCAGAAGCAGAGCCATTAGTGTTTTCAAGTCTTATAACGGCAGTTTCATCACCCGCAAGATTCAGCAGGGTGTCTGGACTGCTTGTACCGATACCTACGTTGCCGCTAGTATCAATGACCATACGCTGACTAGCCGCAAAGGAATCATAAATAGCAAAGTTACTGCTAGAGTCTATTCCCATTTGATACGTTAGACTTGTCTGGGTATTAGCCGCTATAGTTAAGCCGTAACCTGCCGCTCCTGTATTGACGTGAAGCTTCGTAGACGGACTACTAGTGCCAACACCGACGTTGCCGTTACCGTTAATGACCATATGGTCAGCAGAGTTATTAGAACTAAGAACTAAAAGGTTAGCACCTCCGCTTTCACGAGCCTCAATCTCCGAGGTGTTTAACGATGTGCCTAACTTAATAGTAGTCCCGCCAGCGTTTGACAAGTGTAGCTGTGACGATGGAGTGCTAGTGCCAATACCCAACCGTTCATCAGCGGCATCCCAGTGAAACTTCGCAGTACTCCCCGTATCCTCATAGAAACTAATGTCGCCTGTATCTCTGTCAATAGACAATCTTTTGGTTTCTGGGTCTTGACCAACACCAATTTCAAACCGATTAAATGCACCTGAATATTTAAGGCTTGCACCATATTCAGATGTAGCTGTCGCAGTCTCATGCAAAAGGATTTTAGCGTCTGTTGCGCCACCAGCGGTGTTTATGTTTAGCGTAGCACCGCTTGAGTTGCTAACAGTCAAAGCATCAGCAGTCACTGTGCCGGTTACGTCGATGCCTGTGGAGGTTGCAGAAAGAATTGTACTGCTAGACGCAATAGTACCTATTCCCAAAGTAACAGCGGCGGCATTACTAACAAGGTTAAGATTTCCTGCACCTTCGTCTGCAATAAAAGACTCAGAGCCAGTGTGTTTTAGGCGTAAGTCAGAACTAGCTCCTAAAGTAATAGAAGCATTGTCACCAACACCTAAACCATCAGCAGAAATACTGCCCGTTACGTCGATGCCTGATGAGGTTGTGGCAAACTTAGTTGCACCATTAAAACTAAGGCTAGTTGCCCCAGTCGAAGCAAAAGTGGCCGACGTAGAAGTTCCGGCTGAGTTCGTTATTACTACTCCACCATCACCTTGAAGGTAAAGTGAACCAGTACCTACGTCTTGAATACGAGATTGACCCAAAGAAACATCGTGATAAATCTGTAGGTCAGAGCCAGCACCAAAGATAGCTTTATCATTGTCACCGAATAAAATATCTGTACCGCCAGTGGTATTACCGTTAGCAAGAACCTCAGCCAGTGTGTCTACTGTACCTACCTGAGAATCGACATACGCCTTGATCGACTGCTGAGTAGCCAATGCAGTCGCACTGTTGCTAGACATGTCGTCTTGGTCAAGGATGTCTGTAACTGTGACAGCGCCTGTGCCTGACAGGCCGTCAAACTCTACGTTACCGTTGACAGTAACAGCGGCAAAGGTAGGTGAGTCAGTAGTAGCTACGCCTTGATCCAAAGCCTTGACAGCAGTAATGTTAGTCAACTCACTGTCCATCAAAGCACCAGCGGCAGTAACATTAGTTGTGTCCGTTACGTCTGCTAAGGCTTCGATACCGTCTAGTTTAGTGCCATCAGTAGCAACGTCACGTCCGTCTACAGTACCGCCTACAGTAATGTTGCCTGTAGCAGAAACAGTAGTAGCAGAGACAGCGGCAGGAGTAGTGCCACCAATGACAGTACCGTCGATAGTACCTGAGTTGATATCGATGCCGGTGATCGCAGTAGTACCATCGAGCAAGTCGTCGATCGTATCGAAGTTAGTGTTTAATTTGGTTCCCCACGTATCTTCCGATGCGCCTACTTCGGGCTTAGTCAGGCTGTAGGTGGTAGTTGTAGTGTCAGCCATTTAAGCGGCCTCCCATATCTCTTCGGTAATGGTTTGATCTGTCCATGTAGCGCTATCTTCCGTCGTATCTGTCCAAGTCGCGCTGCTAATAACTACGTTTGACCAATCACCGCCTGGTTCAGGCTGATCAGTCCATGTCTCTGCATCAATCGGTTGATCGATCCACAGGATGATTCCTGATCCCGTGGTAGTCGATGCCCCGGCAATTGCAGAGCTTACATTTCGAGTTGCAGCGCCCACTATAGTGACAGCGGCGATACCTGCAATCGCAGAGCCTGCATTTAGCTTTTGCGATCCTGTCGCACTGATTATACCACTTGCAGAGATGTCTGACGCTACATTGCGTGTGCGAGCGCCAGAAACGGCAAATGAAGCTGTAGCACTAACAGAAGAGCTAACGCTGAAAGTGCGTGCGCCTGAGCCAGAAGTCGTCGCAGAGGCCGCTATAACGCTCTCTACTTGACGTATAACGCCGGCAGTGCATAAGGCAGTAGAGCTGGCCGCAATTGCGCTAGAAGACTCTCTGACGCGCTGACCAGCTACTACGGTAGAAGATGTCGCCGGGCCTAAACTAGCGGCATTCTCCAAGTCCGCAGTGGAGTAAGCGGCATAGCCATATCTCCACTGTCCGTAAAGCATCAGTCTAAGGTGATGTCTAAGTCACCAGCAGGGACACGAAACACATCGCCGGTTTCTACTGTTTTACTGGCTGTAAGCGTTCCATAGGCCATGAGGTTGCCGCTACTGGCCGCATCAAACACACCTACGTGCGTAATCGTACCCCAGTTATTGCCGGCTGTAGCGAATTCTACGGCTGCGCTGTTTGTGGCCTCATTGCCCGATACGGTAAAGGTAACAGCAACACGCGCATAGCTTGTGCCAGTACACTCAGTGCCGCCGCCGGTCTCGCCGGGAGCTGCGGTATATAGTGCGAGATAATGAGTGCTTGGCGCAGTGTAAGCGTTACCGCCAAAGACGTGATCAAGAATCTCAGTCTCTAGATAGTTAGTGAAGCTCATCCAAGTCCCCTGTTTTTCATAACGAGACCAACGCCAGAATGGACGGCCTCATCGGATGATTGATTAAGACGCTGCATAGCAGCACCAAAGATTTGCGCCCATACCGCTGTTCGAGCGTCATCAGCTAGATATGGCGCGCTATGTACCAATGAGCCATATAGATACACATCTGGTGCCTCAGTGAGTAACCAGTTGGTAGTGTTTGAATCTGACAATGCCGGTACACGCTGGTAGTACAACAGCTCTACACCATACGACCCATCAGGTGACGGGAAGAACTCAAATTGATTCTCTGAGTGCCGGTAGTACCGTGGTATGCCCGCTGTATCCAATGCGCCTGAACGCTTATCAGCCATTGTCTGAGCATCTACAAGGTCTAACGCGCGTGTATTGTTGCTTGTTAGGTGTATGCGGATAGTCTCAAGCCAATCACTGGGCTTTGTCATGTACTGACTGTCGATAGTCCCAGTAGCCCGGTTCTCCATCTTGTAGTGACGTAGATCACGCGCAAACTGAGCCTCTGCCAGTGAGATAAACGTCGGGATAACCGATGTCAGATCGTCACGGTTTAGGAAGTCAGCAATAGAGCTTTTCAGCTCAGAATAGTTAGTCAGTGCCATTACTTACGCTTCTTTTTAGCTGTTTTAGCCGCTTTCTTAAACTGTTTAGCTGTAGGCGCGCCTTTTTCGCCAGGCTTTCGCATCTTCTCGCCAGAGCCTGCTTTAATGCGCTCACGCTTAGCATGAATGTTCGCATACAATCCTCGCTTACTTGGCATATGGCTTGCCTCGCTTTTTACCTTTTTTCTTTTTACCTTTATCGTATGGCATTACTTCCAGCCCTCCCGCGCTTTGCGCTTGGCTTTTTGCGTTAAGTCGCCGTAATGAAACAGCGGCTTACTAGATTTTGTATGCGCCTTACCGGAGTGCAACGAGCCATCAGGCATCTTGTGGTAACCGCCTTTATGCTCTTTACCGTCCTTCGAGTAATGTTTGACGCCCATGCCCATTACTTTCTCCTCGACTTAGTGCCGGAACACTTCCAGCGCTTACGTGAAAGCCTTAGTGGTGAGTTAGGATTGGCAGCCGCTTTCGGGTGTTTCTTCATCTGACCAGCAGAGCGCGCACAATAAGCATCACCCTTCTTGGTTCCGGGCCTTACTCGCGGGCCACCATCCTTGGCCTTGCCGGCTTGTCCATACGGGACTTTTTTGCCGGAAGCCAATTTCTTTACCTTTGCCTTACCTTTTGGAGGCTTTGCCATATTATATCACCGCTTACAGTAAGAATTCAGTTGCTGCTGTAGGGTTGTAAATTCCACGCTTTGCTTGCGTGCTGAACTTAAGCAATCCTTCTACCATATCTTCAACGATTCCGGTGTATGCCGGGCTGTAGCCGCCTAGCAGCCCCTCACGTTCTTCTGGGTCTTTAGAGCGCTTGACCGGCAGTACATCGCTGTAGTTATACGCCTCCAAGTCTTTTTGCGGTAGTTGTGCAAGCAAGCCTTCTGCCTCTTGCCCTGCCGCTACGGCTGCCGCTGTAACCATCGGATTGGCGTTGACATTGACACCTCGAGTCTCTAAGCCACGCAATATATCTTCCGTGATGCGGCCTGTATAAGGCTTCATCTGCAATGCACGTATTTCTTGCGCAGTTGGTTTTTGTGGATCGCCAACAGGCTTTTGCTGACCACCGAAACGTGCGTCAGTTAACAGCTCGAAAATGCCTACTTCTTGATCAGTACGCCCTAACCCTTGACCGGGGACGCCTGCTGGATACGAGGGATGCCCACTAGCCTGCACAACATCCTTGCCCGTGAATATCTCACCGATGTTCTGTATCTGCGCATCGAGTGCATCTGCCTGACCCGGCTCAGTGACTGCTAGGCGCGCTTGTCCAACACTGAGGCCGCCTTTATCACGGAATTGCACGTCCATCATGTTCATCAGCTCTTTGCGCAAGGTATCTGGCGTGTTGCGCCATACCTCTACGGAGCTAGGATCATCGACGCCTTTCCAGTCTTTAATCTTCAGCCCAGCGCCTACACGCTTGCCTTTGACCATTGACCCAACGCTTTCGTAGTCTTTAATAGCCTGATCGAGCGCTTTTTTCTGCGTCTTATTCATATTGCTAGACGCAAAACTAAGCATGGTTTCGCCGGTCATAGTGGCAAAGTCACCGCCTGTAGGAGCCATACGGAAAGGCAGGTAAACAGGGTTATCGCCCACTTCAGACGCCGCACGCATGATTTGATTAACAACGCCCGGAGCTGACGCCCACACCATGCCGGGATTCTCAAACATGAAGCCCTGACCGCCTTGTAGGTTGATCGGTCTATCAAGAGCTACATCGTCAATGCCAGTCAGCAATCCGCCAGCCTGTGTGCGATCTGACATAGTCGTTACGAACGGACGGCCTTCTAAGTCAGCCAGCGGTATACGAGGTGCGTCCTGCGTGCCACGTTCTTCTATCGTAAACGTAGTGTCTCGTAGCTTTTCCTGCTCTTTCACACGAGGATCGAAGCGAGGATCGAACGCCCGGCCAAATGTCTTTACTACGCCAGCCTCTGCCTCTTCTGGTGTTGCTAATAGTCCAGCGCCTACTGCTGCCGTAGCAGCTCCGCCAAGAATATTGGAGCCTTTGTATTCAGGGTCGAATGCAGCACTAAACAGTGAGCGGATATCTCTCGGGTCAAAAACGGCTTTGTCAGGCGCTCCTGCGGCTTCATTGATTGCAGTTATACCTCGCTCTCTCAGCTCTGCATTTGTGTCAGGCATCTGCGAAATGGCGGTATCGGGATACTGTGCAAAGTAATCACGCATTCCGATTGTCTCGCCGCGCGTTATAAGCGGCATGACCTGCGCACCCTCTTCTGGATTGTACAAATTACGACTTGCATATCCTGACGCCACTTCAGGATTTGTACTCATATAAATGCCGGGGCCAACATTTCCAAATTCGCTAGGTGCAAATTCTGTGAAGTATGCTTTGGTGCCGTGATATTGCACATCGGAAGGGTCGAAGCCCATGGCCTCAGCACGCTGCATACGAGAGGCCGTGTCCATCGGCAAGTCGCCAGAAACAATGCGCTCTGCCACCTCACGCGGGTAGCCAAGCTGCACTAGTTCATCAACGGCCTTTGTGATTGCAGACAGTAAAGCCATAAAGCCTCCAGTATGGAAGCCCGATTATATCAGACAATGCCTGCAAGATTCCTACGTATAGGCTCACCCCAATCTGAGGTTTTCTTGTACCCGATAGCGAGATAGCGGAAAGCATCCGCACAGTGTGATGTCCAGTCGTGCAATGGTCGCTCATTCCAGACCATCATTGATTCGTTGTATTGACGCCTGTACTGCCTAAGACAATCAATACCTCTCTCGCACTTATCCTTGTCAAAGTAGCAGAGATCGAGCATAGACCTTACGGCTTGGATGCCATCGTCTACGTTGAGCTG